ATCGTCCTGACAAGTCCATACATCAACAAAATCCTCTCCTATCTCCCAGTTACCAATAAATATCTTTCTTCTTGATGTAAAGCCTACATAATTATATTCACCATTAATGGCATAGACTTTAAAAGCTTTAAGTAAACTTGCATTATTGCCTGTATAATTATAAACACCATTTAATGCAGTTAATGTTTGAGAAAATACAGCGTTATTACCTGTATAAGTATAAACGCCATTAAGTGCAATTAGATTTCTAGTAACCAGCAAATCTGATGTTAATCCTATATAGGTATAAGATTTATTTTGTGTTACTAAATCAAGTCCAGCAAAAGGTAATTCTGAAAAAGCAATCGTCCTATTTACTGCGCTGGCTGCTGTTAAGTTTCTATTAACAAGTAAACTGCTTGCCGATCCTGTATAGTTATAAACGCCATTTAATGCAGTTATGCTTCTATTATTAAGAATATTAGCGTCTAATCCTGCGTATAAATAATTTCCATACGATGTTGTATTATGCTCAAAATCAGCAAATGAAGATTGCGCAAAAGCGGTTAGCCCAAACATTATTTAGTTATCCCACAATTATTATCCACCACAAACTTTTGACATATTTTAGCATACTCTGCTATTTGGTCTGCTCTGTAGGCTTCAGACTTGAGAAATTCCGTAAGTTCGTTTGAAAGTTCGTATCTATTTTCATCTGATTCAATAACGACTTGGGAACTATTACTTTTTGTTGTGGTGCAACTACTACTTTTCCTGCTGTTGTCGTACATGCGCACAGACTTAAAAGAATCACGTTGACTATTGAGTGCATTGATCGCTGATACATTGGCGTCCTCCAAATCTTTGTTAAGTTTTAAAGCTTCATCATGAGCTTTGGTAGCCTTATCATTCAGCGTCGCAAGCTGTAGTTCTGCTTCTCTATTCTGTGCAGTTATACTATCAGACATGTGCTGAATTTCAGCTTTACTTATCTGGTGCGAAACACCATAGCCAGAAGCAAAACTTGCAACAAGGATGGCTATGATGATATATGGCATCAGTCTTTCAACATCACGCCAAGACCACCAGCAACACCGCCAGCAAGTAACAATAACTGGTCTATAGGCTTACCCAGAAAGATAAAGACTGCGCCTATAACGGCTGTAATTACCCAAATAAGACCACGTTTAGTTGAAGCTTCTGACCAATCTATTTTCATTCTGGTGCTTCTTCTTTAGGTAACGCCTCTACTTGAGGCACAGCTTGTGCTTTTATCTTCTCAACCAACTCGGCTACTTGAACGTAAGGTGCTTGACCCAGTGCTTGTAGGATTAAGTTTATTTCTTGTACTGATAATTCTAGGTTAATCATTAGGCTACCCAAGGTAATGGCGGAGTGACGATTGTTGGATTTATTTGAGCTTCAATTTGTGCTGCTACGCTTGCTTCATACGATGCTACTTGTTCTGCGCCTAATGCTGCTTTAGCCCAAGCAACTACTTTATCTAAAGTTAAGTCAGCATAAGGCACATAATTAGATTTAGCAGGATCAACTTCAAAAGATGCTGTTCCATATACCGAACCTGTGTAAGTTCCGTCTGTAGCTGTTAAAGTCCAGTGTGCTGTAACGACATAATCAAGCATACCGTTGACATCAGGTTTACAATTCATCGCCACGATGTTCCAAGTGTTTGTTATTGTCATATTATTTTCCTAATAATGAGTTAATTTGTAGTTGTTGCGTGTCGATGATTGCTTTGAGTTCTTTAATGGAAGCTACAAGTAATGGTATAACTTCAGTATATCTAACAGACAAATATTTTTCTTCATTATCACCAACAATGCTTAATGCCTCTGTATCAACAGCTTCAGGAATTACTTTTTGAACAGATTGTGCGCTTAAACCGACTTGAGGTTTATTTGAAGAATCGGCTTTCCATGTAAATTTAATCGGTTCAATTTGAACTATATCATTTAATGCGTTTTCATAAGTTCCAGTTACATTTTTAAGTCGTAAATCTGAATTTGATGACCAAGATGTATTTCCAGAAGTTAAATAAACGCCCGAGCCTCCACCTGCTGGTATAACATAGTATACGCCATTAACAATACTTGGCCCCCATTCCCATCTTATATTTGGGGAACCGTTTTTTGTTGTGCCTGTAAATAGGCCATAAGTTGGAGTTACTGTTGTATTAACAAGCAAATTGCCGGAGGAGTCGATGCGCAATACCTCGCTTCCGGTATTAAAAAACTTATACCCAACAAAGGTTGTTTGAGCGCCATTAAATTTTAAATACCCATCACCATCTCGCCCAATATCGTAGTAAGCGGTTGGTTCAACGGATGAAGCGGTTGTTCGCAACCTTAAACAGTTGGCTGCGCTTGCTCCTTGTATTTCAAACTTTGCTTGCGGAGTGCAGCCAATCCCCACGTTGCCTGAGGAATCGATGCGCATGCGTTCTGCGCTATTGACAGAGAAAATTTGATTTAATGCAGGAGTATATAGTCGAGAATCTCCAGCAGAATCTATAAGCAAAGAACTGTATGATAATGAATTTCCAATTCTTAACTCAACATTAGCTGCTGATGGCGTTAAAAGATGTAACTTTGTAGCAGGACTACTCGTCCCAATCCCCACGTTGCCTGAAGCATCTTTATAGACTTGACCTGAGCCGATGTTTAGTATGTCAGTAGAGCCTGTAAGAGTTCCTGCATAAGTTGGCGATGTCAATGTTGGATTTGTTGCAAATACGGCTTTACCAGTCCCTGTTTCATCGCTTATTGCAAGTGCTAGTTGAGCAGAAGTAAAAGACCCTAAAGATGTTGCATTGCCTGAAGAAGTAACTGCGCCTGTAAGATTGGCGTTAGTAGTAACATTACCAGCAGTTAAGCCAGAAGCAGTACCTGTAATATTAGTTCCAACAAATGCAGCAGGAGTCCCTAAACCTATAGCATTACCAGAAGCATCAAGCCAAACCCCTTTCTCAGCAGGATAAGTGACAAATACATCTTTAATCCCAGCAGTAAATACAACTAATGCTCCCCCATTAGAAGATGCTAAGACAGTAGTACGAGTAAGTGTATTACCAGAACTTGAATATGTTCCTATACCAACTTCCCAGTTAGAGCCAAACTGATCTGAAATACAATAATAAGTAGTATTGCCATTGCCAACAACAGAAAAAGGTTGAAATCCAATGCTAGAGCCTAATAAAGTAGCTGTTCCTGTGCCTACAACAATAGTTGTTTCTTTAACACGATCTTTTAATGCAAGAGCCATTATAATTCCTTAAGTTATTTGAAACACGCCATTGACTGAATCAAGTACGATCTGCACTGTTTCAGAAGCTGAAATAAGTTGGCTTGAGCCATAGTCCCAGCAACCTATTGGAACATTTAATGTTGAGTTATAAAGAATCGCATATCGATAAGTAAATCCTGCGCCTGTTGCTGTCCAAATAGCAGGACTTGCAAGCACAAGTTTAAATACTCCACCAGACTGAGATGATGATGTTGTAGCACAAGTATTTCCACCTGCTGTATATCCACCAGATGTAGGTAAATCTGTTGTTCCTGCTACAAATGTTGTATCGGCAATGTTGATAGTATTTGCTAATGCTACCTTCCAAACATCTGTTCCTGCATTTGTGCCTTCTACCAGTGACTCAACTCCAGCAGTGTATTTTGTGTAAACCGATATAGCCATTATAATTCCTTACATCAATAATAAGTCAGCTTCTAATTGCCTTCTTTTAACTAAACCATTAAGAATAGTTCCATTACTCTTATTCCATTTCTTGATCTCTGTTGATGCAGAAACCCAGTTACCTTTATCAACCCTTAGTTTTAATGTTGATTTATTGTAATTCGTTATGCCTAAATTATAAACAAAATCTGCTATTGCAGTTTGTTTTTCCATGTTAGCAGTTGATAGTATTGGTGAAGCTTTAATCGCCTCATTAAAAGCCTGTAATGCGGTTTTAATCAAATCTTCATCCGCTTGTTGCTGCGTCCACACCATTCCTTCTTTAATTCCTTTGGTTTGTCCATAACCAATAGTCCAAATACCTGCTGGGCATTTATAAGATTTTAATTTGCAACCTTCTGAATCTTTTATTAATTTTATTAATATTTCTAATGCACTCATTAATTCTTGCTCGTTAAATATACAATAAAAGCAAAAATAGCTGAAACACTAAACACTACACCTCCAAAAAATCCCTTATTATTATGAGTAGTTTTTTGAAGTTCATCTAATATTAAAAATATTCTATCAGATCGTCTACGTGATTCCTCACGGTCATGATGTATGTCATTAAGCAATGCTTCTATTTGCTGTTCTACTTTAGCTACTCTGCAATTAATGTCAGGCATATAAGAACTCATGAAGTTAATGTAATATTAACGATAGTACCAGGTGATACATTAGTGTATGCAGCTACACTTTGAGCTGTTACTAATCCTGTTGTTAATGTAACTGTTCCTAATTTCAAACTAGCAGACAATAAAGCATTAGTAGCTTGCGCCAATGTCATACCAATTAATAATGGTGTAACTATTTGAGGCTTTCCCAATCCTTTTAAGCTTAATCTTCCTTCATCTGGATTTTTACTTCCAGCCCATACGTTTCTAGCAAAATCAAGAAATTTAGCCATTAGTGATTACCTTGAACTAGGCACATCTTTCCTTCTGTTGACTTTAGAAATCTATTCATCTCTTGACCTGCAATTTGGCTGTCTGGACTGTTAAGATCGTATCCATCTCTTAATGCTTTCTCAAACATAATGAATGGTATAGATGCTACCATACGACCAAAAGATTCTCCACTTTGTTTGCCTAAATCATGAATAGCACCTTGATTTTTTCTTAACTCAGCATTGCGTTCAAGGATAATCTTTTCAGTAGGCTGTGTTGTAACATGAGTAACTGTATTGCTTTGAGCATCATAGTGCATGTCACTTTTAATTACACTATCCATTGCTTACACCTTTTGTACAAATTCTGATAATGCTTCTGCTTCTGCTAAAGATACTTCACCTTCAGCATTTGGCGCAATAACACCACTTTCAAAACTAATTGGATCAGTAAATATATTTTTAACTTTGACTGTTTTTGATTTTACTTCTTTTACTACTTCTTTTGTTGTAGCCATGTTTATTCCTCAGATAAAAGAAAGCCCACCTATTACAGTGGGCTATCAATATTAAGCAGTTACAGCAGATGCAATGGTAATATCACCAATGATCGCATGTGACTTCTCAGTGTTGCATATCAATGTCCAATCAACAGACATTTGACGGTTTTCTGCAAGACCAGTTTTAGCCAATTCTTCAGTTCTGTAGCCTTTTAAGTAAGACATAGCTAAGTATGAAGGATCAAGGATAAATACGTCAGCAGATACACCAGCTGCAGCATAAACACCAGTTGTAGAACCAGCTGTACCAGTGTAAGGAATTTGTAAACGGTTTGGAACTAATTTCAAAGTACCAAAGTCAGTAACAAATACATTCACAGCACCCATTGCAGTTGCAGCAGAAGCAGATTTTCCTTGATCTGACATCAATGTTGCTACACGAGCAGAAGAAGTAAATAAATACTCACTGAATCTACGAATAACACCAGGTACTGACATCATGATAGTTGGATCGCCACCTTGTGAGTAAACAGATTGAACTGCATCACGCACAAGAGTTTCAGTCAACGCTCTAGCAGTACCATAAGTCCGTTTTAGAGTTACACCTGAAGATTGAAAACCACCGATTGCACCAGTTGCACCAGCTGAGAAGTTAGTAGTCAACCAAGATGGTAAGCCACCAGCATTACCAGCAGCAGAACCAGTATCAGCAAAAGAAGCTTGGTTAGTCAAAGCAATAGCCTCAACATCACGACGTAACTCTTGTTGTCTACGCATCATTTGGTAGCTCAACTCTTTAGTACGACCAATCACATCAGAAGAATCTGCTCTGAAAGATGTACGAACTACTTTAGTAGAAATTTGGTGATGATTACCAACTCTTAAGCCAGTAACAGTGTTGTTACCTGAAGCATCTGAGCCGTCAATAACAGCGTTAGTTAAGTTTGGTGCAGCAAGTGCATCAGTTGTCCACTCTTTGTATGGATTGCCTGAAGTTTCAGTGCCAATCGCATCAGTAAATGGTAATGGGATTTTACTAATGTCCCATATCTGGTTCATGACATCTTCACGGATTAAACCGCCACGAACAACACCTTTAAGTGTTGCTGCATCTAAGTTAGCTGTACTCATTTTGATACCCTTTTAAAAAAATTAATATAATCCACCGAGCAACTCTGCTACGGCATCTGTTTCAGCATTACGTTTTTGATAACCTTGTGAAGATTTTGCAATCTTTGTTAGTTTATCAAGTTTAGTAACTGATTTGGTTGTCTTGCCTGTACTCTTTTGATACTTTGGTAAGTTCACATCAAGTTTGGTCTTAACATTCTTTATGCTTGAACGATACCTCATGGCATCTTTGATAACCTCAAGCATCCTAGCATCTTGTATTCCACCAAACTCTTCTAGTGTAAAACCATAAGCATCTGCTACAAAATCAGTCATCTCTGCTAAAGCCTTTTTGAATACTTCAGGCTTTGCCCATGAAGGATTTTTCTCTAAAACTTTATCAGCTTGAGCTTTAATATACTCTTGTTGCATTGCCTGTTGTTCTGCGGTCATTTGTTGACCAATGCCCTGCATTTCATTATTTACTGCACTTGAAATTTGTTCTATTTCACTATTGCGTAAATTGAAATCTTGAACCATTGCTGCATATTCGCCAGGATTATCAACTCTAAGTCTATTCCAATCAACATCCTTATAACTACCCATTAAAGTATCTTTAAGATGCTGTGTTAGCTTATTAACTGTTTCTATTTTACTAACATACTCACCAGCAACAGCGTTCTTAATGCTATCAAAATCTCGCCTTTCATCAGCAAGTTGTTTTGATTTATTAGTATTGCTCTTATTGCTTTGGTATCCAGCAATTAAGTCTTTAACTCCAACTGTACTTACCTTTCCATCAACCTTTACATTGATTCCAGCTAAGTTACCTTCTTCATCAAGGACTACATTTTTTTCGTCAATGCCAAGTGTATTAGCCCAAGTGACATCTTCGTCAGAATCAGTTTCTTCAACGTCATCTGTTTCCTCATTATCTGCATCTTTCCATCATCTTGGGTAGAATCGTCTGGTTGGGTATCATCCTCCTCTGATTCTTCAATTTCTGGCTTCTTAACAGATTCTTTTTCTGGTTCACCTGATAACAGGTTAGCAATTTGATCCACCATGTTTACGCTTCCAGCTTCGCTTGATAGCTCTGCCGTTGAAGTAGTATCTTGGTCTGACATTTTTAATTTCCTTTTTGTAGTTGAGCTAATCGCCCAGTTTCTATATCTGAAGTTATATCATTCTCAATAATTTGTAATGCTTTTTGTTGAGCCTTTATCAATTTTAAACTTTCTATATCATCTGTAAACAAAAATTGCCTGTATAAGTCTGCATTTTTATTAATAATATAATCAACTAAATAAGTTGAGTAAGCCCTACTTGCCTTATTCCCTAACTCTATTTCATCTTCAACCGTCATACATATTGTTCCTGTTCTGCTCATAATTAACATCTTGAGATGTATTTGATGATGCTTCCAACTCTGTTAATTTAAGTGCTGTTTGAGCATACAACTGGTCATACTTAAACTTTATATCCTCTAAATCTTTTTCAGCTATCTGTACAGCCTTAGCTTTGTCTAATTCAGCCTTTAACTGTTCCAACTGAATCTGAAATGATTGCTTCTCCATTTCACGTTGATGCTTACCTAACTCAACCTGACCTTTGATAGCAACATTTTGCATCTGCGCTTCTGCTGTAGTCGTTGCTGATTTAGCCAATTCAGCTTGCATACGCATCTGTTCAAGTTGTGCTTGTTGTGCTTCCTGCTGTTGTTGCTGTTGTGTTTGTTGCGCTTGTTGCGCTGCTTGTTGACCTTCTTGGCTTGATGGATCAACAAAATACTTGTTAGCTGAATCTAGTCCTGAGAACTTACAGAAGTCATCTATAGTTGCGTATATCTTGGTAGGATTTGTTAATACTTGCCCTGGTATTGCCATAACCTTTTCTTGCAACATCTGAACCTGTTGTATGGCTGCAAGTTTAGCTCTAGTGTCACCAGTTCCAGTTCCAACACGAACCGAACTTTTTGTACGCTCTTCCCATTCAGCTGGATTTACCTTTACCCATTGCCCACGAAACTTAAAGTCTTGTACTGTATCAACGTGCATGGTAACAAGATCACGAATCTTATTGCATAAAGGCTTGATACCAGTTTCACAAATAACACGAATGATTAAACCAACCAATTCTTCTTTGGCGTTCATCATACGCTCAACACCTTGTGAGCCAACTGCATTACCAATGTTTTCAGGTGAAGCAGTACCATCGCCAGATACACCTGTACGTCCAGCTTTAACTTCATCAAGATACTGCATCATGGTGAAAGCAGCATCTCCAATAGCAGGTGTTTGCAACGGCATGATTGCATCTGTTCTTTTTACACGGATTAAACCACCAGGTCTTGATACCAAAAGATCATCAAGATTAACTTGACCTTCAAGCACCACGTTACGCTGATTGTTTTGCAGATACATGTTATCCATGATGTTGCGGATAATTGCAGTCTTATTGTCTTGGATAGACTTCAGACGGTCAAATATAGATAGACCTTGAAACTTATGCGACATCAATATAGCTGTAGTTGATATCCAGGGAACGCTGTCTATCTCTTCTTTATTTAAGATAACAGTAGGAGTTTCAACGCCAGCGACTGTTATCTTCATTAACTCAGCTATACCATCACCATTAACATCCAGTTTCAAGTAGCACTCAGTAACTTCTACTAATCTGTTAGCATCATCTGAACTTAATACCGATGGAACTTGTGTTGGTTCGTTCTGGTAATTAAATCTATATGCAGACCTAAGTAGATCAGAACTAACTAAGTTTTCAATATCTTCATCCTTGTAACCTTCTTCCCTTAGATCAGATATAGTTTTATTAACTATATGGCATGTAAATCTAGCATTAACTAAGCTAATGCTGTTGTGCTGTGTATTAACTCTAAATTCTTCTGGAGCTACAGGATCAATACAAATCTTTCCACATTTCTCAGTTACCTTAATCTTTGCACTATAAGTAACAGGTTCTTGTTCTAATGGATTTTCTGATTGACTTTCATCTTCAGTTAATTCTAATATCTCAGTATCTTCATCCATCAAGGCGACAGCTAACTGATCTTCTGTTAATCCTGAGTAATTATAGGTGGTTATCTTTTCATCATCTTCATAATAAACTTTCAACATTCCATTGCGTTGCATAAGCGCATCTTTCACAAACTGATGGATTAAAGTAAACCCATCATTTTGCTTCATCAATACATCATATACATACTCTGATTCAATTTGAGCCTGTAATTCATCAGCCTCATTAACAGCATCAAAAACCACCACCTCATTATTCTGAGTAAATGACTTCATGATCTGAGGCATTATCCATTCTATAGCATCAGCAACGTCTGTTGATACCAATGAGCTACGCCCTTCCTGCTCATTACCTAATGGAAGCCCAAGATAATATCTTAGCGGTTCTTGCAGTGAAGGAGATGAAGTTGTGATTATATTAGCATTAGCCATTTCATTCTGGATAATTGCCAATATGTCTGAATCAGTCATTTTAGCCATATTAGCAGCCTTTTTTCTTACCAGGCATCATTGGAGATGGAGCTTTTTTTGATTTAGACTTAGCCATTTTTAATCCTCTGTTGTTAAATTATACCGCTTTGTATATATGAATAATCTAATGCTCCTGAACTCCAAGAGTCATTAGTCATATTCTGTTCTGCCATTGCAAGATACCTAAAACAATCTGCACCATGAGAGCTATCATCATGTAAAGGCGCACCGAATGTACCAGTACTTTGATTTTGTGTGCGTCTATAGCGTTTGATCTGGTTCAGCAGCTCAGATGCTTTGTTGTCAATCCAAACTCTACCAAACATCATCCTTGCCATCTTAATTCCTTCTTCTATATCTTCACGACCTAGAACATTAACAGTACGACCTAACGCCATTAATATTTCTTCAGTAGACTTTCCAGACTTAAAATCTCTACTACGTCCATCATGAGGAATATAATCTGTGCCGTAATTGTAACCCTTTGATCTTAATTCATCAATATAACTATCTAAAGTACGATGTGAATCTTCAATATAGTCGATAATCCTAACTTCACCAGAGCCTGATCGTTGCACCATCAATATAGACATTGAATCGTTCCAACCTAAGTCCCAAACTGTATGAACCTTTAACAGTGGATCGTATGGAGCATTACCAAGTCTGCGTTCCAGATGAAGTTTAGTTATCTCATTAACATAGATAGCACCTTCAACAGCAGGTCTACATTCTCCGTCCCAAACTGTCTTGTATCCTTCAGGATCACGTTTTAACCAGTTTAACCGTTCCTTTTCAAGTTCATCAGGAAACCAAGGATTATCTGAATAGTTGCATTTTATAACAACAGCTTCTTCATTATCTGTCAATACAAATCTTTTATACGTTTCATCAGTATCTAACTCTGGATTGAAAGTTATCCATATCTCGCTACCAGGCTTTCTAATCGTTGGTATTAAAACATCCCATGACTTCTTAGTACAAACCTGTGCTTCTTCAACCCAGCATATATCAACGCCCTCAAATGACTTTAAGTTTGTAATGCCTTGTTGCCGAATACCTGCAAAACTAAACTCAGAACCATTAATGCCAACTATCTTTGTTTCAAGAACCGTAAACATGTGCTGTAAACCAAGCATGTCAATCTGATCTTTCAGCAACTTATGTACTGATTCCTGTATAGACTTTTGTGTTTCACGAGCGCATAGAACCCTTATTGGTTCATTAACTGCCTTAATGATTAATGCTCTTGCACAACTCCAAGACTTAGACGATCCACGTCCTCCGTAAATAACCTTGTATCTTTTTGGCTTAAATATTTCCTTTAAAATAGGAGGAAACTTAGCCTTAATCGTCGCCAAACGAAACCTCTATTCGGTGGACTATTGGACTTCCATCTTCTCCTGTCATTTCAAGTTTTTGAGTTTCTTTCCAGCCAGCTCTGGTCTTTAGCCAAAACATAGCAGCAGCAGTATTTCCATTTTTTGCTTGCTCAAACAATCCTTTTCCAATAGTAGCATTTGCATCAATGCGCCCATCTGATAATTCTTTTTTGTAATACTTAACAAGAGTATCAGAACTAATTTCTATCTTGCTTGCTATATCTTCATGCGTAATTCCAACAGCAGATAGCGTTCGTGCCAACTTGCGTGATGCATCAGTTGGTTGATGTTCTTTACCTTGAGCCATTTATAACTCCGAAAGTTTCTCCAGTTGACTCTAATGTTGCTTCTTTACCTGTAAAGTCTTGCCAACGTTTTACTATTACATCGCAGTATTTTGGGTCTAGTTCAATTCCTAAACATTGCCTTTGTAACTTTTCACAAACAATTAAAGTTGAACCTGACCCTAAAAATCCATCATAAACTATGTCATTTTTTTCTGTAAAATCTTGTAATACATCACTACATAATTTTATAGGCTTTTGGCTTGGATGAATTTTAGAACCGCTTTCACCTTCTTTTGTATAACCATCCCAAGTAGAAGAATAAGTTTTAGAGTTATGGTCAATATTTGTCCACGCTAATTCGCAATTTGCAAAAGTTCTTTCTGTTACATGATTTTTAAACCATACAACCCAGCATCTATTTGGATTTAAAAAATCAGTAAAATAATTTCCACCCCAAATAATAAAGTTTTCCATACCTAAACTTATACAAGTATCATAAAACTCTTTTGCAGTTTCGGTTGTGTCATCTCCAATTATTTCTGCGTAAACTCCATTTTTAGCTAAATTATCGCCACCTACTTTCCCATTTTTACCAACTACTTTAATTCCATAAGGCGGGTCTGTAAATACCATATCTGCCTTTTGTCCGTTCATTAGCTTTGCTACTTGGTCGCTATCTGTGCTATCTCCACATAGCAATCGATGCTCTCCAATTTCAAATAAATCACCTAAAACAATATCAGTTTCAACTCCATCTTCTGGCACTTCAAAGTCATCTTCAACAGCTTCTAATTCAGTTACATCAAAGTTTGGTATATCTAATCCCCACGCATCTAACTGCTCAACTTCCCATTCATTCGCCAACATATCCCAGTCCCATTCACCACCAGCAACATTATCTTTAATTAAAAATTCTTTCTGCTGCTGCTCTGTTAATCCTTCTGCAATGATAACGGGTATCTCTTTTAAACCAGCTTCTTTGCACGCTCTAAATCGCATATTGCCGCCTAAAATAATCATATCGCTATTCACCACTATCGGGCGAATGTCTAACATTTCGGGAAATTCTTTAACCGACTTCACCAGCTTGGCAAACTTATCATCTTTGATTAATCGCGGGTTATTCGGGTTAAGTTTAATCTCGCTTATTTTAATTTTTTTTGCTTCCATTTGTTTTCTTTACTTTACGTTTCTTTACTTCCTTGATAGCCTCTTTAACTATCGTTGCGTAATACTCTGCTTCTTTACTTTTCATCTTTCGCTAATAAGTAATGCAATGATATAAGCGTGTAAACTGCTACTCCTACCTTCCAGTTGGTAAGATAAGATAATGATACCAACGAACCTATCAAGGCTACAAATAACACCGTTTGCACTACTGCTTTTAATTTTCTGTTCATCCTATCTGTTTTAACACCTCAATAAAGTAAGGTCGTTTGTTTGTTT